CAGCCAGTACAATCTCTAATTGTTGGTTTGTATTAGTTAAATACATATCAGTATGCAGCTATATAAGCCATTATTTTTTTCTGGTCAAATCCACCTGTACTAAATGCAGCAAAGTCTGCAGCAGATAAGTATCCACTTTGTAATGAAGTAGCCTGTGGAATGCTAATAGTAGGAGTAGCGCCTCCGCTACTTGCAAGTGGAGCAGCAGCTGTAACAGCAGTAACACCAGCAGCTGGAACTTGACTTGCTACATATGCAACTACAGCAGACTGACTTGGTGCTACCATGTTACTATTTAATGCCATAGTACCATCGGTACTAATTGGTATTGCTTTAGTATATCCTTGTGCCATTATCTTATCTCTTTGAATTTCATTGTAAAGTATAAGTCTGTAGCCCCACCTAATCCCTCTGCAGCTATACTAAGTGTGCCAAAATCTCTTTGGTTTCCTAGGGCATCAAGTGTGATTGGGTATTTTGAAGCTATAGCTGTACTTGAAGAGCCACTTCTACCGCCACCTCCTGATGGAGCATAACCACTGTCTATAATTATTTGAGGTGATACGCCAAATGTACCAGTATAATCAAATTGATAACCAGAATAAAGAGCATTTACATCATTCCATGCTGGACTAACCAAAGAAGCACCAATACCAAGATACCACTGAGCTGCTCTATTACCAGTATTGATAACCTCTATATCAACAAGCGAAAACTTAGACCTGTTTGCATAACCTCCAAATGTAGATTTTGGCTGTATGGACATTACATGCTGATATATATTTACACCAGCAACTATTGGTGTAGACGCAGTAAAAGTGTAACCAAATCTTTCTGCATCTTCAATTCCACCTTCACTAGACACAGAACAACAGATGAAGTGCATCCTGTCATTCAGGTTTGTAGCCAAAGCAGTCATACCCACCCTTACAGGAAGATTAGCTGTTGCAATGTAAGGAGCAATTAGAGTAGAGTTGTTATTCAAAAACTCATGAGCATATACAATTTGACCATCTATATCAAAGCCAAATCTTACCCTACCTACATACAGCGCCTGAAAATCTATTACCAAAATCTGAGTTTTAGTTAAATCAAGTGTTGCTTGACTTGGACCACTACCGTCTAGTTTGTCAATGTTCCAGTTTGCTTGCTGAATAATTTGACTACCAGCTGTAGTAGATGAATATATGGTAAATGCCATTCCAGCAAACCCACCGTCATACTGAAACTCAAAACCATTTGTTCCGTCAGATAAACCTACCGATCTTAACGTATCGTTGTTTATAGAACCAGCAGGGAACATATTAAAGGTAATGAATACAAGCTGAGACCTTCCTGGTTGATAAGGAATGTACTCATAACTCTGCATGTATATAAAATCACCGATATTACCATTATTATTAAATATAATTTCAGCAAGTCTATCTGCAGGTTGATGATCTGCATAACATCTAGCAGGATCACTTGAATACTCCTCAAAAACAAGAGGACTTAAATCATATGTAAATTGGTTATTGAATATATTCAACGGGTTACTAACCCTCAATCTACTAAACGCATCAAGGTTTGCAGAATCCTTAATGGTTATGGAGTTATCAAGTATGGTATATCCTGTGTATCCTTGTGCCATTATACCGTGTAAATTTCAGATCCAAACAATTGAAAAGCTATACCACTGGCAGATGAACTTTGTACATATACCTCATCAGTCTGCTCAAGTGTTATACCAAATGTAGCAGCAAATGTATCAGTCTGTGCTATTGTCACATCAAGATACAAGTATTGATATGTAGTTGATGGTGCTCCACCAGCCTTTACAATAGCCACACTAAACTTCTCGTTTGAGCCAAGAGAATTGCATACAGTTAATGTACTGCACACAGCTTCTGTCCTTGTGAATCCACCTCCACTAGGAACAGTGTATAGTAAGTCCCAACCACCAGTGCCCTCTATCTGACCCAATACTTTGTATTCTACTTTATTTGGCATATTATCCTCCCATTAGTAAGAATGGTGAAACTACTGTACTTATTTCAAAATTAGGTGATGTACCATCTACTATAACATCACCTGTTCTACCTGTAATAGCTACCCCACTTGCAGGACTAGTATTATTTATTGTAATAGATCCTGCTGCATTAGTTATACTAATATCAGTACCTGCAGTTATAGTAGACAAGGTATAACCTGTACCATTACCTATAAGCACTTGACCATTTGTTGGAGTTGTGCTAAGGCCAGTACCCCCATTTGCAACTACTAAAGTACCTGCAAGAGTTACTGCACCTGAAGTAGGAGCTGCAGGAGTTAACCCTGTAGTACCACCTGAAAATGTAGTAACGCCTCCTCCACCTCCTCCAGGACCATTGATCCAGATATTATTTATTGCATCATATGTAAGTACATCTCCAGGTGCAGGAGCTGTAATAGTAACATCTGCTAAATCATCTAAAGTTATAGCTGCTATAAGATTAGTGACATATGCAGTAAGATCTGTTTGGTTAAGAATATCTCCAGATATGTTACCCCAAGTAAGAGTTATATCTAATCCATCAGAAGTAGCAACTACCTCTTGCTTTTTTAAACGACCGTCTTTCTGTCCTATATATACAGTACCATCCTTGCCAAGATATTTATAATTAAGCTTAGCAAGTTTATTAGTATGTATGTATGAGATATTATCAGCCATTAAGTGAAATTCAATGTTACTATATCTAATAAGATATTACCTGCAGTCACATTGTATATACGTACTTCCTCTTGCATAAAACTTCCTGAGTAGCAACAAGAAAAATTAGCACGTATAGCTATAAAATCATTAGGAGATACATTAGCAATAATATTGTTTAAGTACTGAAGCTTATAAATAGCACCTCCCCATTGTGGCACACTATTTACACAAAAGAATACTTCAATATTTGTATCAAATAAACCTACTCTTTCAAACTCTAAATCTATAGGTTTACTCATTCCAATCATTGATTTGAAAGGAGTAATAGCTGTAAAACCTGCTGTTGCAAACCCATAAGCATCAGGAAAATCTGATGAAGTAGGAGTATCAGTAACTGTAGAAGTAACTATATTATCAAACGTAGCTATTATTGCAGCAGGACTAGCAGATAGGTTAGTTAAAGTTACAGGCTCTGTTACATCAAAAGGACTAGGACTTATAATCTCTACTCCAAAATTTAAAAAATGATTTGGAGCTACAATTATTTCTATTGTATCAGGCGCAAGCTTAAAGTCTAGTAAAGTACTTGGAGCTACGTTAGAATCAAAAATTAAAGGTTCAGGAGTTACACGAAAATATAATTGAGTATCTACATTAGCATACGATATTTGTATTACAATAGGAGCATCAATTTCTGTAATCCTAGAAGAAGTATATCCGTAAGTAAGAGACATATCAATAATTATTAGTAGGATTATTAAAGCTTGTAGTACCAGGATTAGGATCACTACCTGCAAATGCAGTATTCCATGTCACAGAGAAAGTATCTAAAGTTACATTTCCTCCTGATTGATTGTTTACTGTTAAAGTAGTACTACCTCCTAACTGTATATCTTGAACTATAGCTATAGCCATATACATACCATTTTGTACAGGAGTAGTTACAAGAGTGTCAGCTGGATATGTAAACGCAGGATAACTTGCAGAAGGAGTAAATATACTTGCTCCTGGAATAACATTGTCTGTTGCTATTCTAACAAATCCTTGGTTACCTGGATGTGTAGTACTAGTTATTGTAAAAGGTGTAAGAGAGTATTTATAAAATACTGTAAATCCAGCTGAAGAACTATAAGTTTCTATACTCCAATTTAATGTATTTGTAACATCTTTTACTTGCAAGACTTGAGTAAATCCATATTTTCCATCTACTTGATTACCTATTATAATATCATTAAAATTTATAGTATTAGGAATTACATCAGCAACATTTTGTAATTGAGTAGTACAAGTAGTAGCTTGTTCTGCCACTCCACTAGGTGTTACATACGTTTTTTTTACAGATCCATTACTAGAAAAAGAAGTTGCAGATATAGGATATACACTAGAAGTAGGTACTATTTCTATAAATAAATCTGCAGGTAAAGAAGCGTTATTAAAATAAGTATCTAGTCCTAATACACGATTATTAATAGTAAGTACGCCATTTACAAATGTAAAAGATCCAGATAGTAACCTAGTATAATAAGGCACAGTAGCTGGATCTAAGAAAGGATCAAATGCAGGAGAAGCTGTACCTGTGTAAATTCTATAATAAAGTTGTATTTGTCCTGTAAAGTTTATTACACTGTAAACATTAAAAGGATAATTAAAGGTAGTACCACTTTTTAAAGATAATCTAACTATAGCAGCAGCTCTTTTATAACCATCTATTCCAGGACCTAATTGATTAGGATATGGAGTTTTATTAATACTAGCTGTACTAGCTATTACAGCATTAGCTGAATTATTATCAGGATAAACAAATGCTGTAAATGTACCTAATGTAGTATTAGTAGTAACAGAGTTTACTGTAATAACATACCCTCCAAAATTTACAACTTCTCCTGTAGTACTTGTATAACTTACGGCAAATTGTAAATATTGTCCTATAGCTACAGAAATTGTACCTCCACTATTTATAGCTATAAATAAAGGACTTGTTGCAGTAGGATTATTATTACTTGGAGGTAAAGTATTTGTAGCGCTTACTCTATAATAAAGTTGGACATAACTAGGTGCGTTATGCTGTATTTGAAGAGTAAACGGTCCACCAGAACCAGATATTAAATTACTTGAGTATAACCAAGAAGGACTAGTAAAATTGGGAATAACTTGATCTTGGTTAACATTAGCAAACGAGGCATTTATAGAAGTTACAGCTGCAAAAGTAATTACAGTATTAGCTAATAATGTACTAGTAGTATTATTATTAATATTTAAATTAATATTAGTAGAAACAGTATTTGTAGGATAACTTCCCCAATCTAAAAACCATGTAACGTATTGACCGTTAGTTACAGTAATAGGTCCTGTGTATACATTAAAAGGAGGTGATTGAAGTGCCGGAGAAGAAGCTGCATTATAATCAATTCCTGCTACTAAAGGTGCAGCTGTTACAGCATACCAAACTACTAAAGTATTTGTACCAAAAACTGCAGGATTTGTAGGAATAGGATTAGCAGATAAAGTAATAGGTTGATTAATCCCTGTAATTTGAGCGCTAGAAGTATAAATCCAAGGATCTAAAATAGATTGATTAGTACTATAATTTCCCCATGATACAGTATTAGGAGTATAATCAGGTCCTTGGACTAAAGAGACTTGTACAGTATTTACTAAAGTCCCACCTAAGCTATTATTATACACATAGAATTGACCGTTTGTTACTGCATTTACAACAGGTACTGTAGTAAATGATACAGTAGTTCCAGTAAATACTGTAAAAGTAGATCCTGTAGCACCAAAAGGAACTAGTGTCCAGTTAGGATCTGTAGTAACATCTAACAATTCATTAAAAGGTCCAATAGCTGTAGTACTGTAATAAATATCTGCCTCTACTACGTCTGTATTTTTCACAGTAATACTTGCACCACTTGTACCTAATGAGTTAGCAGGTATAATTTGTGAAGCAAAAGTTTTTGAAAATCCTTGTCCTACATAAGCAGGAAATTGTGCACTTACAGAAGTCCAACCAGCACTAAAATTTAATTTAGATAAAGTAGTAGCAGTAAAAGAATCTAATAAAACATTATTATTTGATGCATTACGAATATTAAAAACTGTAGTACTTAAACCTATTGAAGGCCCGTTAGCAGTAAAAGTAATATATGAACCATTATTTACTGTAATATTTACACCTGGTACCCATCTTACAAATCCTTCAGAATTATTATCGAATAATACTAAACTTGAACTAAATGTAGGAGGGGCTAATGGAGATACTCTATACCATAAAGTGGACACTTCTGCTGAAGAACTAGTTATAGATAACTCAATAAGAGTGTTAATACCATTAATCTGTTGAGTAGTATACTGCCTTGTAATGCTAGGATTAGTAGTAGGATCAAAAGTAATATCACTCCAATTTACTGCGTCAGGAGTTACATCTGAAGCAATACTATTTACAGTTACTGAAAAAGAGTCAATAAAAGTAGCATCATCATACACAGTTACTAACTCAATAGCTGATTGAGCTGGAACTGCTTGAGAAAATATTTCTACTCCAAACGTAACATAATCTAAATCATTTACTAGGATAAAATCTCCAGGTGCTACATACACCATGTTAGTAACTCCATCTATTAAAATACTAGAAGGGGGAGTACCTGACGCACTAGATAAAAAGTTTGTAGGGCTTACAAAAGCATACACACGAGCTAAAATATTATTATACTGAATAGTAAGTTTTCCTGTAGCAGGAGCAGGAGTTACTTGCTGAGAAGTATAAGTATATAAAGCTGTAGAATCATTTCCTTCAATATCACTCCAGTTAGCAGTAATAGGAGGAGGAGGTACAGGCGCAGACGTCTGTGATAGTATCCCTATTTTAAACATGTTATGTCAAATCTCCAATAATAGTCCAAGCATTATCAAAAGTCTTAATCATAGTAGCGCCTGTATATTGACTAGCTAAGGTCAAAGCTCCAGCTTTACTATTTAAGGTAGTACCAGACGCAGCAAATGAAATAGCCCCTGTACTATAATTGATAATGTCAATTTGAGTTCCTACTAAAGTATCTAGTGCAGGTAAAGTTACTGCACAAGGATTCATAAATACTAAAACTTTACCTGTGTCATCTGAATTCATTATATAAGTAGCTACACTAACTACTTTAATAGTATTTATAAATTCTATATGCTCAGGGTAATCTCTTGTTTTAACAGATGAAAGACTCATTTTATTTTATAGTATAAATGTTATAATAAACTTTAGTTTTTAGTGTACCGTTACCACCCAGTGGTGTTGTAGAGCCAACAGGTGAAGAAAGAGTTACTGCAGTATTATTAGGACTAATAAATAAATTTGTAGAGGCACTAGCGTTTAAAAATACACTAGAATTTGCACTAAATACACTAGTAGTTTTAAGTGTATCTACAGGAAAAGTAGCTAAAAGTTGGTTACCATAGCGTAATTCATAAGGTAACGAAGGATCAGTAAATAGTATGCTACCCTCTTTAAATTCAAAAATTACTTTAAAATCGTAGTATGTATTAGGATTTGATAATTGTGGTAATATTGTTAAAGGAAAATCTTTCATAATCTCTATGTCACTAGTTAAAAATACACGCTCTCCATAATAATCATAGCCATTAAAATGCACATTATTAGCAATAGTCGTATAATCTAGTGCCCCACCTTCTCCTTTTATAACACTATCCCTAAAATCTAAAGAAGTAATTGTAGGAATTAAACGTCTAGTATAAGAAAAAGCACCATCACCACTAGTACTCCAATTTGTAAATTCTACAGTATAATAGTATCCAGTAGCTTGATCTAACATGACAAGTTCTAAATTATCTGGTATATTAATAACATCATCAGCTAAAGCTCCCCATAGATTACCATAAACTCTATTTTTAATAGTAGTTAAATTAGACCAACCGTTATAGTTTTCTCGATTATCTGTGTGTCTACTATTCCACAAAACTCCTATAGGAGAACCAGGAAATTGATAAGGAGGAGGAGGTACGGATGCATAAGTAACTTTAGTTTCTTTATATGCATTGTATAAAAGATCATTATCAACATTATCTCTTTTTAATGCTGTACCTGGACTAATTATATCTATTGTATCAGGACTATTAGGAGGTCTTACAAAATCAGTTTTAAGAAAAATTTCCCATCTATCATAAGCAAAACTTCTGTTTGCTATATTACCTTGCCCCCAATCTTTAAATTTAATTAACCAGTATCTATCGCTAGGAGTATGCTTCATTACAAACTCTAACTCTTGCATTACCATTGAAGGTGGTACAGACCCCCATCCTGCAGTTTCAAACGAATCTATCCAAATAGCAAAGTCAAAGTTTTTTGCATTTGATACTGCTACCCATCCGTAATTAATACCAGAATTTTTACTATAACTACTAATTTCATCTGTAGGCTTTAGTTTAGAAGACCATAAAGTATTTAGAGGACTTACACTATAATTATAAACAGATTCTACTGCAATATTTATAAGACCTCCACCACCACTATCAGGTCTAGTAAGTTCTAAAACTCCAGGAATAATAACATCTTTTTCTAAACCTGTAGCACTTTTTGCAAAAGATACTTTAGGTCCTAATGTGCCTTCTACAAAATCAGATTTAAAAATACCTCCAGCAGCACTCATACTATTTAATGAGTCTACTATAGCGTTTAAATGCCCTAATTGAGCTACCTGAGCATCATTAGAAGTTTTAATGTACCTCTCAGCATTTGTTTTTGTAAATTTTTCCATATTATTCTTTTTTCCAAAGGAATGCTGTTGATGACTCAACTAATCTAAATGTAGCAGTTTCTCCAGCTGCTAATGTGTAAGTTCCAGAAACAGTAGCAGCTGCAATATTAGCACCTAGTCCAGCATCTACTGTAATAGTAGAAGCCCCAGCTCCTACGTCAGAAACAATAAATTTATTTCCTTTTACTACTGCAGTTCTACCAGATGAAGAAGGAAAAGGTCCAACTCCAGTAAATGTTTTAGAAACTCTATAAAAACCTGTTCCACCTGTAGCGCCTACTCCAAATGCTACAATTATAGTTCCTCGTGGAACATTAGCAGCAATTAACTCTTGCCCTAATTGAATAGTACCAGAAGTCATAGCAGTAACATTTATTATATTATAAGCACTATATGCAAACGTAAATACAGCAGATGTAGGTAAGTTTACAATAGTAGCTCCAGTCCCAGCAGCACCTACTATAAGATTTACAGGTTTTGTAGTAAGGTTAGTTGTACTTCCATAGTTTACACTTTGTAATGGAGGTGCGCTAAGTAACACATCACTTTGCATTACAATACCTTCTATAGTCTGACTGTTACCTGTAAAATACAAAGTACTATCAACAACTTTAGAATTTTTTATAGCGCAATTAGTAAAGTTATTTAAATAAATAAATCCTCCTTGAATATCAGAACCTGTAAAATCTGTAAATAAGTTTGCATCTACAGTACCTTTATCAATAAAAGGTACATCTACATAATTAGTATTATTCCAAGATTTAATATAACATTGACTTGTAGTTCCAAATATTACTGGAGAAAGAGTGTCTACTCTTTCTGGATTATACACTGTATTTATTAATCGTATTTTACCTCCTGATAAAGAAGCAAAAAGATCTTGCCCATCTATATTTTCATCAGTTCTTTGAATAATACAGTTTATAACAGTAAGCAATCCTCCATTTTCACAATGAAATATACCATCTGTCTTACCAAAAGCAGATCCTGTAGAAACTATAGTCGTTCCTTCTATAGTGAGGTTTGCATAACCGTTAACTACAATACAATCTGAATCACTTTCTATTCTTTTTATATTAGCGTAAAAAGTACCATCACCATACGTCCAAAAACACCAACCGTCACCAGACTTTAAAAAATTTATATTAAAATAACCTACATCACTTGCTGAACTTTCGTCTACATAAATACATAATCCTTTGTTAGTAGGTGAGTTATTTAAAATTTTATCTGCAGTCAATGAAATTTTTTGAAAGTATATATAAAAGATAGGACCACTATCAGCATTAAGAGCATCATCTGCTATAATCTCTGTAACACTAGCAGTAAGTTGAGCATATTGTCCTCCTATACAGCAATTAAATCCAGAAGCTACAGATTTTTTACGAATTAAATTAGCTTTTACATCTAAAATAGGAACTATCGCTCCAACATAACTTGGTAAAACAGCTGTACCTTGGCTACCATTTAAATATATAACACAGTCTTCTGCTAATATTTGATCAGCTACAAACTTTACATTACTAGCTTTTGATAATTTTAAAACTCCTTTTTTAAAACCTCTTTCAGCAAGAGGTAAGGTTAAATCAGTTCTTGTACTACCTCTACCTTCAAATGTCCAACCTGGAGCATTGATAAAGCAAGTTACTGATGTAGTAACAGCTGAAGTATCATCAAATAAAGGTTTCTGTACTGCTAATGCTAATCTTAATAGACCAGTTCCTAAAAAATTAAAGTTAATCCCATCACGTAAAGTCAAACCATCAGGCATTTCATATGTACCAGGAAATACTACTACAGTATCTCCAGTTAATGCTGCAGCTAATCCTGCATTAATGGTAAGATAGGGAAGACCTAAGTTATTACGTTGACCTGTAGAATCACTCCCAGTAGGAGAAACATATACAGCATTACCTGCTACTACTGAACCTACACCAGCTGGGCCTTGAGGTCCGACAAGTCCTTGTATACCTTGTATACCTTGAGGTCCTTGAGGACCTTGTAATCCTACAGGACCTTGTACACCTTGTGGCCCAGTATTACCTGTAGCACCTGTTGCTCCAATTGGACCTTGTGGTCCTGTAGCTCCTTGAGCTGCAAGTAAAGCCCAGTGTACAGTATCTACTGCAGGAGTAGTATTAGCAGGGTTTCCTGCAATAGCTAAAATGCAAAAATAAGATGAGCCGTTATATGCTACTGCATCATCAGCTATATAAGAAGTAGCAGGTGCCCAACTACCTTTCCAATCTAAACCTGCAGGACCAATAGGACCCGCAGCACCAGTTGCACCTTGTGGACCAGTTGGGCCAATAGCTCCAGCAGCTCCAGCAGAACCTGTTGCACCCTGTGCACCAGCAGGACCTTGTGGTCCAGTAGGACCTTGAGGACCAGCTATTCCACCTTGTTGTGCAATAGTATTTAGTTCCTCAATAACAACATTAAGATTACCTAATTGAGCAATACCCGCATCATCAAAAGTCTGAATGTCTTCTTTGGCTCTGACTCTGGTATACTTCTCCATTATTTATCGTATTTATTCTTGTTAGTTTTGGCAACCTTTAATGCTGTATCAGCTTTCATCTTTTCAATCTTTTCTTTAGATTGAATCTCTTTCTCTTTAATGTTCAGCTCTTTAGCTTTAGTAACCTTATCAGCTTGAAGCTTAAGGTTCTCAATAAAGTTCTTAGAGTCAAGCTCTCTTTGTTTTAAAGCTTGTGCTCCTATTTCAAGAGGATCAGGAATAAGATTCTCATTTACATCAAGATCCATCTGCCTGTTGTAGGTAGCAATCTGTGCAACTTGAATCTTAGTTTCATTAGTAGTATCAGCAATATACTGCTTAAGCTGCATATCTTCTACATGCATCTGTTGTTGTGCAGCTATCTTCTGCTGTTCAATCTGAGATACTTGCTCTTGTTGAGCTTGCATCTGCTGCTGCTTATCTTCATAATATTTAGACAGAGTAGCACGAATCTCAGATACTGACTCAGTAGTATATATATCTGCAATCTGATGGAAAGCCATTTGGTCATTCTGAAGAGCAAACTTCATATGTTCCTTCATAGCTTGGAATACTTCCATATCCTTGTTCTCATCAGTTACAAACACTCCGTAATCTGCATTATTGAACTCCATACCATCAAGCTGGAAAAGTACAGTCTGTAAATCATCAGTAACATACTGAAGGGCTTTACTTTTATCCTTATAAACATCTTTTGCCACTTCAAGCATAGCTTCACATACGTCAAGCTTAGTCAAAGTGTGCATTCTAAACAGATCTTCTGTTACAAGGCTAGACTGTGTAATACTTCTTTCAACATTGCCCACGAGCTCTTGATTAGAGATAGCTCCAAGACGCTGTGGAGGTACACCTGCTGTATTTTGGATTTTTCGTTCAATTTCTTGTAGGAGTTGAATGTTAAACTGAATGTAATTACCCATCTCAAGGTTAAGCTCCTTGTTTTGGGTAGACATATTCTGGTTAATACCCATACGCTTGTTACCCTCATTAAGAGAATTAACAAAGCCTATACGCATTGCACGGGCATAATACATCCACTTATCAATTTCCCATCCATCAGGAATCATGGATACATCTACAAGTGCAATCTTACCCATGTTGGTAGCTAAGGCTAGCTCAGTATCATACCAAAGGATGAAATAAAGGTATACCCAAGGTACAAGCCTATCCATAAGACTAGTACTTTGAGTATTAGTAGCAGAGCACATACGTCCAAAGTAACCTGACTTACACTTAGACAGGTTATCCATATTCCTGAACTGCTGAGGTCTCCTACGAATTGTAGGTTCAATGTACATATCCATACCAATACGTACACCTTCCCAATACTCAGATACCCAATACCATTCTACTCTCTGTTGTGGGTCTTTTTTATCCCATTTCCAATCCTCATCTACAGTAAAGCTTTGCTCTTCTCCAGTCTGAGGGTCAATATAATAGAATGTACCTATCTTACGAAAAGACTTCCAGCGTACTCTGTACACAGGAATCCTATCAATAAAGCTTTCTTGGTTTTGAAAGTGATAGATAGTCTCAACTTCTTTAATAGTCAAAGGATTGATTACCTGATTACCTGGAATACCACTAGGATAGTAGTTCTCAAGTTCATCAATCTGGTCAGGAGTCAATAATTCATAAAACTCATCAATAATTTGATTGACAGTTAGGTAATTCTCTTCAAGAATCTGATCACATTCTTCAATAGAATCATTGTTCTCACCAATCTTAAAGAAAAGCTGCAAGGGGTTAACCCTTTTCACAGACACTTCGCCTGCTACTTCTTCAACTCTATAAAACTCCTCGCCTGCAATCAGCCAGTCCTTCCATCCTGTGGCAAAGACATCTTTTAAACGGAATTTTTTCTTGTAGTACGAAAGAAATTTCTCAGCTGTAAGTTCACGCATGTCTTTTGCAGACATCTGCGCTGCTTTAAGAACTTCTTCAGGAGGAGGTTGAGGGTTATTAGGATCTTGTTCCACCCCTTGCATGAGGTATTGGAACAACGCCTGGACGATAAGTTCTTTAGTTCTTTCCTCTTTTTCAGTGATTGCTGTCTCATTGACTACCCGTACTATAGGATTAAAAAATCTCTTATGCTCTTCACCAAAAAGAACATTAAAAATCGGGTATAAGACGTCGTAAGGCTGTAATGTAGCTGGAAGCTGAAACTTGTTAGGCTGGTTCTTCCCTAAATTAAAAGGATTAGTGATATGCTCAAAGTGAGTAATATCAATCTTATTATTTATAAGATCATAATTCCTCTTTCTCTCTGTAACAGACCTTCTCCTTTGAGAATCCTTACCCTTGGTAGAGGCTATAATAGCATCTACACACTTATGTTTCCATTCAAGTGTTTCTTTCACTGAACGGGCAACTTTCTGCCTGGGTAGTATTACCCTATCTTGATATACAACTTCCATGAAGCTCTAATTAACCCAATTTACAAAAGTACTTTTTTAAGTATGGATTAACCAATAGTTTACATGAAAAATTGTCCCTTCCCTATAGCAATTTTTTTATTTGAGGTAATACCATTGTGGAAAAATTCATGGTCCAAGAAGGTTTTTACCTTCTCTTCTACCTGTACTTCATACTTACGCATCTCTTCCTTTTGATAAAGTGCTAGCATTAAAGCCATTACACGGTCAAAGTTACCATCAGGATTATATAAAATCAACTCTTTAAGCAAAGGTACGCATCTAATCTTATGTGAAACCTTAACATCACCCTCATATGTTCTTCTAAGCCAGCTGTTAATCAACCCTTCGCCATACCTTTTGATTTCCATAGGCATGTGCATACCATAACCTCTGTCTACAGTACTAGATGCTACTACATCTTTTACCAGTTTAGGTTGCTTAGCAAGTAAATAAAGGGCTCCACATGACTCAAAGTAGGTAAACACACCTTTTTTCTCATTTTCATACAAGGCCAAAGCATTATAGTAAACAAGTAATCTTCTACAATTCTCATAAAAGTCATTTGCCGTCTCAGGCCTTCCGCTATATTCAGCTACTATTCTATTTGTCAGATTATCTAGCAGGATGATAGAACCCAAAGACCCAGAATTAGACTTATCATGGTCATAAGGGTCAATACCTGCGATGTAACGTCCCCAAGGTATATGGCCTTCATCAGACTTAATTGGATGTTCATATATAACAACTGAGCCTTCTGTATTAGCTTCTGCTTTAAGTGGGAAATCATATATAGGTCTGTTTTTAGCATTATTCCTCCACTCAACTTCTCCCTCAGGTGTAATAGCTATATCTCCTACCCAGTCTGCATCTGCAAGTTTAGTAGTCTCAATATGTGCAAGAGTATATTGTAGATCTTTAAGAGGGAATATATTATTAGTCTTAGAAAGAAATACCTCACTAGGTACAATCGGATTATACACTACATACTCATCATATGCAGACGCATCCTTAGCAAGCTTCTTCTTCTCTCTCTGATCTTCTTCTCCAGCTTTAGCTAATGAAAAGTTCGTATTACCAAACTCATCCTTATAATTAATCTTGGTATAAGTAGCAGGAAAGAATAAAGCTATCTTTCCTCTGTTCTCATAAATATCCTCAAATACCAGACAATCATACGCCTCTGGGTCGTAGAACATCTTTTGAGCTGCGAGGGTGCCACCGCCAACCATGTCACCACCAGTACCAATATACAAAGTGGAACCAAATTTATAATTATTAAGGCGTTGAGTATTTTCGTCAGCAAAGTGTGACTCAATAAGATTTTCCCAAAGACCAATTTCTTCTCCTATTTTAACTGTATTACGACCACCCACACCTGCAAGTGGTTTATCCTTGTAAACCCTAGGCTTAAAGCAACTTCTGGTACCTACCATTTGCCATTTACCACCTACCTTTTTCTTGTAGTAGTTCTCTGCTTTCTTACCAATAGCCCAAGTTCCTGCCAAAGTCTTAAGAAATGGTGCTGGATAGTATACACCATTGACTTCCATACCACCAGGATAATTATTAAGTACGTCTTGAATCTTTGTAATAAGGTCATTAACATAAGGCGAGTTATAAGCAGACAATAAAATCTCTGCAGTTTCTTTTGGTACCTCTCCAGGAGTATACTCTTTCTGCCCGTCTGTCAAATACTCATGAGCTGCTACATTAGCTCCCCAATAAGACTTACCCCAACCACGAGGACCCAAGACAAGCAAATTCTGAGCCTCATTATTATACAAAGGTTTACCTAAATCTTCTTTCTGCTTCTGCCTAAGGAAAGACCTAATATCATCTACATCTCCTACCTTCTCAAAGCCAGACAATCCTCTAGCTTCAATCCAATAGTAAGCTAAGTCCCAAACATAATCTAGATCCCAAGGCCTATCCTTCTTTCTACTTTTCTTGTCTCCAAGAACTATAGTAGCATAGTTAATGTAATGATATAACTGGGGAGGGCACCATACTCCATTTATCCAAACACCTTCAATAACCTTCTTTTTTTCAGACCTCCAGAAATCCAGATAGCCCTGACTAAGAGGGTGCAGTTTAGGTACAGATGGTAATGCAAATGCCTTCCTATTGTCCCACATTATATCTCTCCTTTTTCAGTAAGACTTTCCATAGCTCCACCAAGCATAGTACCTGCTTCACCATCTTGTACAAGTCTTGACATAATCTCTTCATACTCTGCATATAGCTTAGAGTTAGACAAAAGTCTCTTCTCAATTTCATCAGCAGTCTCTGCAGAGTACTTTAAAGTCTTCATGTACTCAGTCTTTTCATTCATAAGCCTTTCCCATTCAGACATCTGCTTCATAGGTACAGACTTGTACCTTTCCCAGTCCTTAATATACTTATCAAGCTGAGACCAGTCAAAAGATTCCTCCTTCAACACATCTTCAGCTATAAGCTTCTTTCTTTCAGGTTCAGATAAAGGCCTATACTTAGACTCAAAGTCAGCATAAAAAGCCACTGCCCACATAAGTTTGCTAGAGTGGGATTTATTCTTAGACTTGTCCTCTATATAAAGCTTATTATACAGGGCAGGGGCTTTAAGCTGTGGATTTACTTCCCAAAAGTTTGCTAGTAAATCCCATGAATCTATTACTTTCATCTTAGAGTAAGATCTTCTTTAGGTTCAGGTAAACCATTAGTACGTACAAGAATATAATCAAAGTTTAAAGCTTTAATCTTCTTAACAGCTCTCCTAAGATTTACATCACTAGCATATCCTTTATCAGAATATGCTATGACATTGTTCTTCCTACCTAATAGTCTCCAGAACCATAGTTTACTACTCATACTTTGAAAGTAATACAAAGTATAACCTTTCTTAACCATTTTATTGTAAGTTTTCCAGCTTGTAAATAGTAGTATAGAACAGAGCTACAATCTCATCTACTTGATTCTGTACATAAGTCTCAGAACAAATAGCTTTACGCTCAGTCTCTACATAGCTAAGACACTTCTTTACATAAGTAAGTGCGTTACCTACATTACTATCTACAGAATGAGAATAATCATACTTCAGGATTCCATACTTACCCTGAATAGATTCTGCGAGAGCATCCACCATGTCAGGCAAAGCATCATAAAGACCACCAAGTGCCATATGCATAGCAAAAGCACCTGCACCTTTTGTGCACAAATGATAAACATGGACTTGCATACTGCAGCCCAATAAATAAGAAATAAATTCACCTTCTTTAGAAGATTTAGACCCCATAGATTTGGGAGGTTTTGGTAGGTTCATAATATTATAAGCGTTAGCCATTTTAGTTTAAAATAGATTTAGCACTGTCTTTAATAGCTTGCTTGTACTCCAACTCATCCTTAATGTAATTCATATCTACTTTCATGAGTACATCAAAGTCACGAATAAGAGCAAACTTCCTATTATACATTTTAAAAATATCTACGTTCATTGGACGCAAAGAAACCCAGTCACCAATTTCTATGCCCTGTACTTTATCTCCTGTACTAATAACAGGGTGAGCAATAGATTTAGTTTCTTCAGAACTAACAGGTAGAAAAATCCCACCTGAGGTCTTAAGGTTCTCTACAAATTCAATAAGCATATGGTCACTCATAGGAGTAAAGTGCTTACGCATTTTTTCGTGGATTTCCACGGTTACTTGATCTTGGTTTGACATTATTTTTAGGTTTTGTTTTACACTTTTTAACTTTTGGCTTAGAGACCCTACCATAGAACCTCTGTTTAAAGCCTGTCACTCTTATAGTACCATCCATCTTTAAATGAACCATTTCATCATAAGGCTCCTGTAATACCATCCAGCCTATATCTTCATGAAATATCCTACATCTTGAAAGATCAATAATACCCTTATCTGTAAAAAAATTATCTACTAGCTTGACGTCAGACAAATGCATTACAGTAACACCTTTCACATTCCTGCGAATGATTTTATCCTTCTCTCCAGTAAGATGCGTAATGTACCTTACCTGAATAGTCCCACCACCTAGTTTTACAATGGCCATTTGTCTTTAGGGCATTTACCGTTTTGAGTCCTAGCCTTAGCTTCCAATACACATCCACAATCTCTACACCTACTACCTAAATTAACATTAGGTTTAGTAGTATTAGATACACAATCCTTACATACCATCAGCCTCTTCAAAGCCTTCTCCTCTATCTCCTGATCCCTTACTATCAGGTTGCTCCACCCTTCCACTATATCTGGAAAGCTGTTGAACATATCTTTCAGTGTTGACATACTTTAACTTTCTTAACGGTACAACAAATTTTCCCATTTTAGGAACCATAATATTATGCCCCTTTTCTTCACGCATAGTACTTACAATCATCTCAAAGACAGACCTAAACGCCAGTTCTACATCCTTTTTAGAAATTCCTGATTTCCTAGCCACATCCTCATATACTTCCTTCAGCTCTAACTTCATTTCTCAAACTCAAATGCTACAAATAACCTAAACTTTCCATCCTTAGGATAATTAGTCAGCTTAGGGTTTAACCCATTAGGCTCTATAAGTCCCTTATCTTTTAATCCTTGCAGCAACTTCTCAAATAACCTAGCATTAATCTTCATCTTCTTACGAATAGCCTCCAAAGTGTTCTTTGAAAGTAAGTATTCCTCTAGCACATGAGTAGGATAATCCTTATGTGCAAAGTGCAAAGTCAATAAAGCAGCTAGTATATCAATCTCTCCCTTACTAAGATGTAGTACAGGATTTAGCCAATTTAAATAAGTCACAAAGAACTTATTTCTAGGCGTTTTGATAGTTATCATGCACCAAATATAAAGGACTTCCTACATTAAAACAAAAGAAAAAGCCCAACTCATTGAGAGTCAGGCTAATTCTTGGGTTGATGAGTATCTTTAGAACCTAATCTATAAGCAACACCTTTGTCCTAAATTAGAAAAATCTACCTTTTCTAACTTTATTATTTTTGCACACTTATGCCCTTGGGATTTTCATCCTTTAAGCACTTGCGTGCATCATTTTACTGTCTTTCCTTCAAGTCGTCTGAGCCTTTCAGCTTTTACCGTTATACTGGAGGCATCTCTATCAACCCTTAGCCTTTAACCCAGTCAAGAAGCGTATGAACAGTAAGGGTTTTTCACTTGTATTCCAAGGTTTATTACCCCCAAGAGAGTCTGCCTTTGTACTCCAAGTGTGCAGGAGTAGGTCTAACAGACGAGTCTTGTATTAAAAAGTAGCTTACGGGCTACTTTTGCATGACATGCGGGGCAAATATAATACTCATTTTTACAAACACCAAAAAAATGTAAAAAAAAGTTATGGGGCTATAGCATTTTTAACCCTATCCAAACTAGGATTGTGGCAAAACCTCAACTTCTTATTAGATATAGTCCATATCTCCCCATTATCCAAAGCACAGGTAAACAGCAAATCATGCTCCTGACTATAATCTATCACTAAAAAAGCATACCCCTCCATTTTATGCTCAATAGAATAAATAGGTATCATAGGATTTAATTGTAGCATATACAAATATAAATTTTTTTTATTTTTTATGGGAATTAGAGAGTTACCCACCCCACCAAAGGGCACCCCTTCCTTATAATAGCGGAATATATCCCCCGCATAAAACTATCCAAATGGAAAAAGAACTTGAATTGTTAACCTTAGCAGAAATTAAGGAAGCATTAGGTGCATCTGAATTGCGTGTTGTAGATTCTAACAATACGGATGACAATGGTGAAGCACTACGTAGCACTGTGTACCACGGATCTACCAAGTTAGGCTTAGTAAAGAAAGGATTACTTGCTAAAGACCTAAAGGATAACCAAGACTATGTAGTTGCAGTCAAGAATCCTGAACTTGGTTGGGTATTTACTATTAGGAAAGGGGAGATTATCTAATCCCCTTTTCTTTCTTCCCTTGTCTACACCATACTACACACTACACGTTACTTATTGTGTATAGCATTATACCTAAAAAACTCAATCTCTTCCCAAAGGATAGCAGATGTAATAGAGTATATATTAGGGTTGGGATATAAAGAGTTATGCCTCCAACATCTATTATACATCTGAGTGCAGAGGGATTACATCAGGACTTTATCTATTGGACTTCACACAATAGAAGCTTTACGGTGAGGCTTAAACCGTTCTATTAGATTTTACTCAATACCATTAATATAGCATTCTCACTAAAATCCCACAAACATCATGTCAAACTCAAGCAAAGCAGTTCTATCAATGTTAATGGCATTAATCTGTAGTTTCTTTTTCTTTAGTGCATTAGAATTAGAGATATACATAGTAGCATTAGTATTCTGTCTTATGATGGGAGGCTTTGCTATGGTAGGCTTACATTACGATCGTAAGTAATAGTAAGGTCCTGTAGGTAAACGGATATACCAGTTGCCTTCTAAGCATCTATTCTACGTTCGATTCGTAGCAGGACCACCAATCAACCAACCACATCACACACATGCAACCAGTTAAACCTAAACCTAGCCTCAGGCTAATCACATTACTGTGGTTTGTCAGAGCTACACCAAGAGACAGGAATAACTATCCTGTAGCAGAAGTAATAGAAACTAAAGAACTAGGATTTCTACACATCCATCTTAACTAACACACTAACACACACTACACACACTCACAATGGACAAAGCATCTAATTACATCAAAGGATTTATTGGAGCATACCTATTCATTATAAGCACAGTAGGCTCAGGTATTTCAGTTTATCTGTTTACAGAGAATGCATTTTACCCATTCCTTGCAATAGTGTTAAACATGGTATTATTCTATACACATGATACACTATGGAATAAGGCTGTAATAGAAGAAAAAGAAGAAACTGAACAGATTAAATTAAAGCAAGAACCTATTAAAGTAATAGGTACACGCACAGTAAACTATTATGAAGAGGTACAAGACATACCTACAATAGATCATGATAGACCATTCAAATTCAACTTGGCTAAGACTTACTACGAACCAAAGAAACCAGTATAATACACACATAGTTCCATTAACAATCAAACCATCCTACACATCATGCCAAAAAGGATCTACAAAGCCTGGACAAAGGCTGAGCGCAAAGCGCTAATCAAGACAGTCTTTACATCTGGTGAAGACATTACTGCATTTGCTCGTCAAACGGGCCGTACCTATTCTTCTGTAACAGCAGCATACAGAAGATTTACAAAGAAGAATATATTAGAAAGTAGCACTGCTTCTGTACCTAGTAAATCAAAAAAGCTAGGTAATAAGCAGACTACTTATGTATTTAAGAACTGCAAATCTGTAGAAATTAGTGGTAACACAGTAATTATACAGATATAGTTATGACAGAAGCCCAAATCCTGATGCGATGGAACAATATTCCTATTGCACGAATCAATGAGAATTACAAACTAAAGATTTTAAGAAAGATTCGGCAGAATGCAAGTACTAAATGGTACGGGCATTCTGCTCAAGATTGGATTGAGGCTTTTGCCGCCAAGGACAGTGCAGAGCAAAAATGCTATTTGGATAATATTGAAGCTGCAATACAATTGGCACAAATGAGGCGTAGAAAAGAGTATGAAAATAACCGTATAACATTCAGATTACTTACGGGTATTTGTCGTGCTGCAAATCTGTAGTACCATAGTATAAGAATAACTAAATCCAGCTAGTCTACACAGCCAAGGCATGAAACAGAGACTAATGACTGGTCACAGTGAAGGTAATACTATTACTATATCTAATACAAAATTTAAATTAACTCAAACAGTTCAACAATTCAAAAAACAAAAATCATGTCAACAGTAAAAGTAACAACTGCTTCTAACAGCACATCAGAAATTATCGGAGTATCTAACAACAATCCAGAGTTTGGCTACATTCGTGTAGAAGCAAATGAAGGATTATCATTTGGCAATGGAGGCTGGCTTAACTCTAAGAGCAAATCAGCTCTGATTAAAGGTAAAGTAGCAGACTTGCAGACATTCATTCGTAAGAATAATGTATCTGTAGGCTATGAAATTCCTGGTCAGATTGTAGTAATGGAACAGGCTGGAACGCCTTTCTATGAAGGACAACAGCCTAAGCGTGCTGGTGTAGATGGTGAAGTTCTCTTTGTAACCCGCAATGGTGAAAAACTTCCTATCTACCGTCAAACTGAGTTCACTATGGATATGAACAAAGTTGACATGCTTGTACAGCATGAAAATGCACTGTCTACTGCAGCTAAAGTAATTGCTGCTAATGATATTGCAGTAAAGTAATAGATTGATAATCAATCTATAGAAGTAATTAGGGGGAAGTTAGGGATAGTCTTCCCCCTATTACTTTTTTGTTATTATCTTTATCAACCAAAACCACACAATAACCACAAACAATGGATTATTCAGTAACAATAATGCATGTATTCTACCATCCTGAAACACAGGAAGAAGAACACGTATGGATTGATGCAGATATTGTAGATGAGCCTGAGGTACACACATACTACAATGGTAACCCAGGACATCCAGGTTCAAGATCTGTAGAGATTACAAGTTGGGGTAAATGTCTTGATGATACACACCCTGAATGGATTACATTAAACATGCTACATGATGCATTAGACTCTATAGATCTATCAAATCATAGTAGTAGTGACAATGACAATGAATATGAATTTAACTCAGATAAATAACCATGCAAATTGACTACAAACTTGTAATAGTATGTGTATTAGGTATACTACTATTCATGTGGTACAAGAAAGACCACAAAGCAAACGAACAGATTGAAACACAGCTGTATCAGAATGACTTACGCATAGACAGCCTACAAGTCGTACTGAATGCATATGACTTTGATCGTAAAGCACTCAACATTAAGATTAATACACTTAATGATTCTATCAGTGTACTTAATGCACTGCTTGCCTCTAATGAACTTCAAATCCAACAACTTAAAAGAAAGAGAAATGCAAAACTTAATTCTATTAACAAGTATGCTTCTGATGACATCATCAAGTTTTTGTCAAACAGATACTACGGAAGTAAAGACTCCACCACCACCCCAAAAGACACTATCAATTAATACTCTTAAGAACGATACTATCATAGGCATTCCTAAGACTCTTACATTGTATCTTATACAAGATGCAATTAAAGCAGACTCTTATGCTGAAGAGATTGTATTACTTAAGAAAGGCTTAGACATCAAGCAAGAGGTAATTACTAAACAAGATACTGTAATTCAACTGCATAAACAGAAAGAAGCAGGGTTTAGAAAGCAGATTAATGATTGCAATGACTTGGTATCTGAGTTTGAAGCAAAGAATATTGGTTTAGAAAAGCAAGTAGTTAAGAAGACTAGAGCTAAAAGATTCTGGTTTACAGTAGCTATTGCTGCAACAGCTAGTATATTTATCACACACTATTCATGGAAAGAATCTGTGCCTTGGTAATACTTATTGTTTTGTGTACAGGCTGTGCACAACAAGTGACAGATCCTACAAGACCTGATGTAGCTCGTAAAGCATACAAGACTCAGCAGATTAATCTGCAACATTTTTCTTACTAATAGTAGGGCCTTTAGCTCAGTAGGTTAGAGCGACAGACTCATAATCTGTATGTCGTAGGTTCAATCCCTACAGGGCCCACTATTGCCTAAGTGGTGGAATTGGTAGACACGAGGGACTTAAAATCCCTTTCTACAAAATAGAGTGCAGGTTCAACTCCTGTCTTAGGTACAAATAGTCAGGTGGCGGAATGGTAGACGCTAAAAATGTAAGGAAGGAAGACATAAATCAAAAGTCCTGAAAGAAGGATTCCATGCAGGTTCGAATCCTGTCCTTGACTAGACAAGATGTATGTAGGAGGTAGAAATATCTCCTACATCTCTTGTTTTACTAACATAGGTTCGTATATTTGTGACTACAAATGTATAACTATGGAAAGATTCTTTAATAAAATTAATAAGACAGATACTTGTTGGTTATGGACTGCAAGTTTGAGAGGTAAAACAGGATATGGCGCATTCAAACTTAATGGTAAAGTTATAGATGCTCATAGAATATCTTATGAATTGCATAATGGTATTATTCCTGAAGGAATGTATGTATGTCACACCTGTGATACTAGAAAATGTGTAAACCCTAATCATTTATTTTTAGGTTCTCCTAAAGATAATTGGCAAGATGGGTTTGATAAAGAAAGAATTAAATTATCAGGAGGAATAGATGCTAAAAAACTTAAAAAACATCCAAGTAGAGGCGCTTATTTAAGGGGATGTAGATGTAATGAATGTAAAGCTATCAATAATATGATGGTTAAAAGATATAGGGAAGGATTAAAAAGTAAATAATCCTGTCCTGACTACTAACATTAAATCAGAAACACTATGACACCAAAAGAAAAAGCAGAAGATTTAGTAAGCAGATATAAAAGAGAAATACTAAGGGGAAAGTATCGCATTGATGGATTTGTAATTGAAGAACTAGCTGAAGAATGTGCATTAATAGCTGTGGATGAGATATTCAGGAATAATACTGATGAATCTAAACATGACTATTGGATAAACGTAAAAGAAGAAATAGAAAAACTATGACAC